AGAAATTTACGGGAGAAGTATAAATGAGGATACATTACGATGGTGGAGTGAGCAGAGCCCTGAAGCACTTGAAGAAGCTATGGGAGACGGGGGACGTGTGCCATTTACAGAGTGCATGGAGACCCTTTATAAGTTTTGTTGGAACCGTCGTGCTGTGTGGAGTAATGGTGCTTCCTTCGATTGTGTCGTTATGGAGTCTGCTTGGCGGCAAGTAAGTGATAAGCCTAATCCTATTCCTTGGCCTTTCTGGACAATCAGAGATACACGTACATTGTATGAGATTGCAGGCGTAAGTCTTAAAGACGGTGGTCATAGTACAAGTCACAAAGCAGTAGAAGATGCCGAAAGACAGGCTATTGTCGTACAAAAAGCGTATACTAAATTAATTAAAGCAGAACTGGTAGCACCCCCAAGATGAGCCCAAATGATTTGTTTGAAGGGTTAGACCTATCTGAAACTAAGTTATGTTCAATGTGTAACCAAACATTACCAATACATAATTTTGCTAAGGAAGGCAGTAAGGGTTATTTGCGTTATGAGTGTAGAGATTGTGCTAAAAAACACGGAAAACTTGTAGCAAAGATTAAGAAATCTGCACCACCGGTGGCATCCGATCATAGATGTCCGGTGTGCCAACGTACAGCCGATAAATTGACTACATATGGTAAGAACAAAAAATCAGTATGGGTAGCAGATCACAATCACGAAACTGAACAATTTCGCGGATGGTTATGTCATAAATGCAATTTGGGTTTAGGAAATTTAGGTGATAGTGCAGAACGTTGTAAAAGAGCCGCGGAGTATTTAAATGAGAATTGATTCAGACATTGATATTGACTTTGGTGATAGAGATAAGTTATTGCAACTTATCAAACACACCCCTGCGGCAATGCGTAATGCTAATCCTATGCGTAAACATGCTACTGGTGTATATGTCACTGATATTCCCTATGATCCTGTCAATGATATGGCAGCGATTGATTATGTACTAGCAGAACAGCGTGGGTATTTTAAACTAGACTTATTGAATGTTCATGTTTATAGTCAAGTACGTGATGAATTGCATTTAGCAACATTGATGCGTGAACCTAATTGGGATGTTTTAAACAAACGGGAAATTGTTGAGAAGTTAATTCATTTGGGTAATCATTATCAATCGTTACAGAGAATGCCTGAACCTGTGAATAGTATTCCTAGACTAGCAATGTTTCTAGCATTAATTAGGCCTGCTAAAAAGCATTTAATAGGGGAAGCTTGGAGTGAAGTTGCAAAAACTATCTGGGATAAAAATACTGATGGGTATAGTTTTAAAAAGAGTCATGCGATTGCATATGCACATTTAGTAGTTGTCCATATGAATTTGTTAGAAGAAAGTTAAACGATTCTTTTTACTAATGTAATGCTACGGCGTTTACTTCTACGTTTATTGAGTTCGCTGATGCTACAAGTTGGTCCGTGAATTATAGTAAGACTTTTGTTATTGAAGGTTCGTAGATAGGGTCTGAAGATTGACCATTCTTGTTTGAGAAATAGATTGATGGGGACTAATCTATTACTTTCCCACCACCAAATATCGCCTAATTCTAAGAATTTTTCCTTAGCGATATTATCAATAATAGCACCATAATCATATATAGTGGTGACAATATCATCCCTATTTTGTACTATTCCAACGTAATCTTGGTTGGCGTATGAACATATTGTTATGAACGGGTGATTTGCAGTTAATTTGTTGAAAAATTCGTTTTGAATCATTATTATAATTATTGACCGAAATATTTATCATAGGAATGCCTGGCAATATATTTTGATAAATATCTTTATGTACTCAACTCAAGTTTTCGTCTATACACAAAGACAAATCGTTATACTTTTATCAGGACTTTCCCCAAGGAGCTATATGCCTCAGTATGCCAAACCTCTAACTCTTAATAAGGGTGTAGACAACCAGATTCAGTTTCAGTTCCTAAATCAGGAACAAAAACCCGTAGATATTACTGGTAAATCAATAACCTGCAGGATCATTAATTATGAAGGTAACGTGGTCCTACTACAAAAAGCATTAACACTACAATTACCTGCAACTGGTATTGCCGCATTGTTTTTAAACCCGGCGGACCTAGCAGGTATGGACGCACAAAAATGTTATTACTCTTTAGAGATTCCTGTAGGAGAGTTTGACTACCCTGTGTTTGTTGATAGCAATGCAGGCGCCCGCGGTGATATGAATATTGTTAATAGTATATTGCCTAGCTTTATTCCTTCAATGCCAGTTAGTATTCCTACCGGGCAAGTCTTCCCAAATACTAATCCTGAGGGTAATAGTGATAGCGACCTAACATATTATACTAGTGTTATTAATACAAATGATAGTCCTATACTAACATTACAAGCACAATATGTTGATTATTACGGTAACATTGCTGTTGAAGGTTCTACAAATGTAGACAGCGATTGGTATCCTATATTGACCGATACTTATACTGCTGAGACTGATACAAAAGGTTATGTGGTTCAAGGTTATCATCCATATATCAGAATGCAGTTTGAAAGCAATAACGGGGCAGTAACCAATATATTGTCAAGGTAATCAACCTAAACTGTTGTTTGTCTGTGACAGATATGTTATACTACGTAGATGTTTGATATACTGTCAGTAATTCCCGGCAAGAAAAAAATAACACAAGGTGGATGGCATAGCTTTAATGCTATATGCTGTCACCATCGTGGGCACAAAGCCGATACTAGAGGTAGAGGTGGTGTTAAAAAAGATGGGGAAAACTGGTCATACGCCTGTTTCAATTGTGGGTTTAAGTGTGGTTTCACATTAGGTAAACAGATTAGTGATATTACTAAAAGTTTATTAAAGTGGTGTGGCATAGATGATATTCAAATTCAACGATGGAGTTTAGAAAGTCTACAACAGAGAGACTTATTGGATTTTGCTCATCTTAAGAAACAAAAAATAAAAATAAAATTTGAAGAACATAAACTCCCTGAAGCTGAGATATTAGATGTAAATAATCCTTTACACAAAGTATACGTTGATTACTTGTCTGCGAGGTCGATAAATTATAATGACTACCCGTTCTTAGTAACACCTAATGACACTGGCAGACAGTCAAATAGAATTATCATCCCCTACACTTACAAAAACAAAATTGTAGGTCATACAAGTAGATTCTTAGATAATAAAATCCCTAAGTATATCAACGAGCAACAACCTGGATATATATTTGGTTATGACTTTCAGAAACCCAATTGGGAAGTATGTTTGTTAGTTGAAGGTATCTTTGACGCATTAAGCTTAAATGCTTGTGCATTAACACATAATACAATCAACGATGACCAAGTACATGTACTAGCACAACTTAATAAACGAATTATTTTTATTCCCGATAGAGATGAAACTGGTTTAGAAACATGTGATAGAGCATTAGAGTTAGGTTATAGTGTTAGCATTCCTAATTGGGAAGACGATGTTAAAGATGTGAATGACGCGGTAGTTAAGTATGGTAAGCTCCCTACATTACTCAGTATATTGAGTAGTGCAACGGCAAGCAAAATCAAAATAGAACTACAAAGGAAGAAAATTGAAAAAAAATTACGAAAATAAAAAAGATTACGGTATTGAAGTGCAGAAGATATTTTTGCGTATAATGATTACTGAAGCAGAACTTTATACCAGAGTTATGAACATATTGAATAGCGAGAATTTCGATAGGTCATTACGTCCAGTGGCAAACCTATATAAAGAACACTCAACAAAATATAGCATTTTACCTGATCCTTCACAAATTAAAGCTATTACAGGACAAGACATTGATATTATTCCTAACTTCAGTCCTAATCAATTTGATTGGTTTTTAGATGAGTTTGAAGCATTTACTAAACGACAAGAACTAGAACGAGCAATTCTTAAAGCGGCAGACTTATTAGAGAAGGGCGATTTCGATCCAGTTGAGAAATTGATTAAAGACGCAGTACAAATCAGTTTACAGAAAGACATGGGTACCGATTACTTTTATGATCCGGCAGCACGTATCAACAAATACTTTAACAGTGGTGGTCAAGTTAGCACAGGCTGGCCACAGATGGATCGTATATTATATGGTGGATTTAGTCGAGGTGAATTGAATATCTTTGCAGGTGGTTCAGGATCAGGTAAATCACTTGTTATGATGAACATTGCTTTGAACTGGCTACAGCAGGGAATGAGTGGTGTCTATATCACATTAGAATTGAGTGAAGAATTAACAAGTTTGCGTACAGATGCGATGTTAACCATGATGGGAACGAAAGCGATTCGTAAAGATATTGATACAACTAGTCTTAAAGTTAAGATGGTTGGTAAGAAGTCTGGACAATATCGTGTTAAAGCATTGCCCGCACAGAGTAATGTAAATGACATTCGTGCTTATTTAAAAGAGGTACAGATTCAAACAGGTATTAAAGTTGATTTTGTGATGGTTGATTACTTAGACTTGGTTATGCCTGTCTCTGTTAAAGTTAATCCTAACGACCAGTTCATTAAAGACAAGTATGTTGCTGAAGAATTGCGTAATCTTGCAAAAGAGATGGGGATACTAATGGTGACTGCATCACAGTTAAATCGTAGTGCGGTTGATGAAATTGAATTTGACCATAGTCACATTGCAGGTGGTATCAGTAAAATTAACACAGCAGATAACGTGTTTGGTATCTTTACAAGTCGCAGTATGCGTGAGCGTGGGAAATATCAAATTCAATGTATGAAGTCACGTAGTTCAACAGGTGTAGGACAGAAGATTGATTTGGATTATGACATTGAGACAATGCGTATCAGTGATAGCGATCCGGACAATGAGAACAGTTACACTCCTAAGCCCAGTGCTAATGATATTATGAGTAGTTTAAAGCCTCAATCTGTGTTATTATCGTCGGAACCTATCATAGATCAAGCTACAGGGGAGATACTAGAGCCTGAAAACAAGCGTATTGTAGCTGATGTGCAGGGGGCTAGGCTCAAGTCAATGTTAAAGGGTTTAAAGAAATAAAACCTAAAAGTAGATAAATACTATTAGGAAACTAATATGCAAAAACAAACTCGCAGCCTCTTAGAGGAATTAGAAGCTATTGGTAATAATAGGGACACGACCCACATTATTGAGAGTCGTGGACATAACATTATTACAAGTGCTATTAATCTAATAGAGATGATTAATCGTAATTATAGCCCGGAGCATGCCGCTATTTTAGAGCGTAAACTGTTGGGGGCTATAAAGAGTAAGGATCAAGCAAAGTTTTCCAAATCATTAAGGAAAAATCGTGAAGCTGAATGAATTTAAAAAACCCAAACTAAATGAATTAGACTTAAGTTCATTTATAGGCGACTATGGATCTGCTGGACTCAGAACAGGTCTAGGCTCACTTATGGGTAAGAATGTATTAAGTACGCAAGACCAAATGGTTAAAGACCAGTTTGTTAAGAATTTTACAAGTCGTGCATTTAGTGGATTACAAAGTGGTATTAGTAGTGGTTTGGTTGATCCTACAGCCTCTGGTATGACAACATCGGGTGCAAATATTGGTACTAAGTTTGGAAATAATCCAGTAACTAATCCAGTAACTCCGCCAGTAACTAATCCAGTAACTCCGCCAGTAA